GTCGCCGAGGCCCACGCGCTGTCGGCCGACGAGTTCTTCGCGGACGGGGTCCAGGCCTGATGATCGACCCGGCGTCCGACGAGGGCCGGCGGCTCGTCCGCCGCATGGCGGGGGCGTTCGCCCGGGCCCGGCCCCGCGACCCGCTGTGCGAGGCGGACGACCTGGCGCAAGAGGCGGCGTTGTCGCTCCATCGACGCCTCGGCGGCCGGCCGGCGGGGCCCGGGCTGGTCGTCTCCGTCGCGCGGCAGGCGTTCGCCGACGCGTGGGCCCGGGCGACGGCCGAGCGGGCCCGCGAGGCGGCGGCGATGGAGGCGGCGGCGTGGCGGGCCGACCGGCCCGCCCTCGACCCGTCCGAAGCCCTCGACGTCCGCCTCGCCGTCGAGTCGCTGGGCCCGCTCGACACGGCGCTGTTGGTCGGCGCGTATCGCGACGGCTCGACGGCGGCCGAGCTGGGGGCGGCGGCCGGCCGGGGGGTCCATTGGGCCCTGCGCCGAACGGCCGAGGCCCGGGGGGCGGTCGCCGCTCGGCTCGGGGCCGACTACGCCGAGGACTTCGGCCGCAAGGTCGCCAGGCGGGGCCACGCCGAGCCCCGCGTCCGCGTCCGGCCGGCGGGGCGGACCCCGCCCCGGGCCTACGACGCGGAGAGGGAGAGGGGGTGGCGGCTCGCCCGCCGGGCGAGGCTCGCGACGGCGGCGGGCGATCGCCGCGAACTGCTGATCAAAGGAGCCTGCGCTTGAGCGTCCGCTATTCTTCCCGCGCGTTGTGGGCCGCCTCGGAATCGCCCCTGGCGATCGTGTATCACCGCTCGACGGTCCGCCCGGACGGGTCGCTCGCGGCGGCCCGCTACTTCGACCACGCGACCGGCGCATGGTCGACCGTCTTCGACGCCACCCGCCACGCCCGGCGGGGAGAGACGCCCCTCGGGATCGCCTCGCCGGGTTGCCAGGCGTTCGCGATCCCCGAGGCGGTCGCGGCCGACCCGGCGACGGCGGCGACCGTGCGATTCCTCAAGCCGGACGGGTCGCTCGGGGGCGTCTTCTACGTCTACTCGCACTGCGAGCTGGCGAACATCGGGCCCGGGGTCGCCCCCCTGCCCGGCTGATTCCCGCGTCCGATAAGGGATATTATGTCCGTGGTTTCAATCCACGCCCCCGAAAGGGGGCGACCGAACTCCTTTTCTGCATGCGGGCTTGTGATCCGCCGCCGCGAATCACGTCATTCAAACCGCCTCGACCGAAGTCCAGACGGCGAAAACGGAACCATAATCTCCTTGGTGGGAGTTCGGGATTTCTTCCGCCGTTCGTATGGTGATTAAAGGAGTCTCGCCCCGAACGACGACCTTAATACGGAAGAAAAGGGCCGGCTTGGGACTTCCCAGGCGACCCTATCAGGGTTAAGATGCCCACAGCGCTGGACATAAGGGCGTGAGCATAGCCAGCCCCGCTCGGCCCCAAAGCCGAGTTCGACCCGAACGGGTCGGATACCCTGCCGCGAGGCGGGTGAAGAGGTTCGCCCCATGACGCTCCACGGAGCGTTCAATAGGCCCTTCGGGGCCTATTTTTTTTGCCCGAAGTCATCGCCGCTTCCGGCTTTGGATCTTCTTCGGGTGAACGCCTTTTAGCCTGAGGTCGACCAGATTCTTGAAGCGGACTTTCCCGTAGTCGTACGGGCGGTCCGGACGGGCGAACGCGCTTCGTACCCGCATCTTCAAGTGGTAGCCTCGCGACCACCTGTCCATCGTGAAGTAGATGGCGTAAAACCCCTGCTTTCCGCCGTGCACGATGTCTCGGAAGACGGCGTATCTGTCGGATTCGACTTGGTAGACATTCCCGTCCACCATCGCCTTCAAGTGCCCGCTGAGGGTCAGCGAGAGCTTGTACCTGTCGAAACAGAACCGGCTCCCCTCTTTCCTGCCCTCGCGCGCCACGTAGAGCAAATCCGGATCGTCGCCGTCGCCGAACTTGTCCGTAAAACAGTGGTCCGTGAATTCGACCAGGATGTTCCGCGTCAGTTCGACGCCATCCGTCGAGGTGGTGTACAGGAGGGGGAAGGGTTCAAGGTGGGCAAGATCGTAGGTGGCCCCCTGATAGGTGAAAGGGGGCCACCCCTGCTCTTCGGTGGATGTAGCGCTCATCGGCCGGAACCTCGCCTGCGTCCGTCGAATTGATGTTCGTCCGTGCGGTCAATCGTGCCGGGCCGAGAACTGGCGAGATTCTGCGATCGCTGGGCAGGTCCAGTCAGGCCGGGGTTGCCAGAGTCATATGGGTGTGAGGCATACCTCTTACTTTACCAACATCGCCCCTGTTGCGGATTCGGTTTAGGCCGTCCGGCGATTTTTTGGCTGTGCAGATCGTAACGATAGGCGCATTTCTCCTGCGCGGCCGATTTTACCAATTGCTCCGTCCGTCTCGGCCCCGTCCCCGTGTTTCGGGGCCGGGGCCGTTTCGAGTTTCAGGCAGCCCGGTCAAGCCTCTCCCTTGTAGGCGAAAACGATGATGTCGTCCTCGGTCGACTCGACCTCATACACGACCTTGGGAGGATCCGGCTGGCCGATCCGCTCCCAGGCGGCGGCCACGCGTTCAGGGCTCGACTCGCGTTCGCCGAACTGGAACCACGCGGGCCTCATCACGCCCCGGTGCCCGATGGGCGGGAGATAGCCGTTGTCGGAGATGTTCAGCAGCGTCAAGACCGCCTCGCCCGAAAGGATGAGCCCGTGATTCGGGCCGTCCTTGAAGACGAGGAGCAGGTCCGTTTCAAGACGCGGCGGCCACATCTCGCGACGAGGCGGGCGAGGCTCTTTCCGGGGCATATCGACTCCTTTCGGGCGAATACTTCAGGCGGCCTCTTGCTCGGCCGAAAGCGGCTCCGGCCGATACTTCTCGGCGGCCTCCAGCAACGCGGCGTAGACGACGGCCGGGTCGAGTCCCGTCTTGCGGGTGATCTCGATGCGGCATCCGTTTAGCCGCAAAACGGCCGTCGTGGGAAGCTTCGCGGACGCCTTCCGCTTCGACGGCGGCCGGCGGGTTTGCTTGGCGACGTCCTCGCGTGTGAGCTTCTGTTCGGCGGCCGTCTCCGCGAGGCGGATTTGCGCGGCCGGGTCGTCGAGCCGCGAGATTTCATAGGCGGCGGTCGAAGACAATTCGCCCTGATCGACCCGGGCCTGCACCGGCTCGGGGAGCGAGAGCAACGCGGTCATCTGGGACACGCGGCCGGGGGAGATGGCCAGTTCCTCGGCCAACTGGCGGACGGACCATCCCTTGGCGTCCATCAGCGTCCGATAGGCCCTCGCCTGCTCCATCGGCGTCAGGTCTTCGCGCAGGCAGTTCTCGACGAGCTGGTCGACGAGCCGGTCGGACGCGTCGGCGTCGTCCGGGCGGACGATGCATCGGAGCTTGGCGAGGCCCGCGAGCTGGGCCGCCCGCCACCGACGCTCGCCCGTCAGGACGATATAACGCTCGGCTTCCGCGCTCCATCGGACCTGGATCGGCTGGAGTTGCCCCCTACCCTTCAAGGATTCGGCGAGCCGCGCGAGGGGCTCTTCTTCGAACTCTTTCCGGGGCTGGTGGGGGTCGGGGATGATCCGCTCCACTTCGATCTCCATCGCGTCCCGCGAGCGCGAGACGCCCACTTCCTTCGCGGGGACCGCCGCCGGGGCGACGCTCGGGCCGGGGGCCCCCGGCCGGTTGCCGATGGACGCGTTGATGTTCCCGGCGAACGCTTGAAGCCTGTCGAACTTGCTCACGCGGCCACCCCCTCTTCGCAAGCCCCCTGCTCCGCCGACGCGATCCGCTCCATGAGTTCGGCGGCGATCGCCTTCACATGCTTCGACGCGGCCCCCTTCGGCTTGTACTGGCCGATGGTCATCCGCGCGGCGATGGACTCGGGATAGTCTGGGAGATCGGGAAAGCGGGCTTCGAAGACCTGCGAGCCGTAGGCGTTCCGGAGGTTGGCCTCATAGACCTGGTGCAAGGCCCGGCGAGGCTGGACCATCGTCAGCAGGTAGCCGAGAAGCCGCACGGGATGCCCGAAGCTCTGGACCAGCCCGAGGGACCGATGGACGGCGGCGATCCCCTGCGCCCCGTAGTCTTCCGGCTGGACCGGGACGACCATGTAATCGGACGCGGCCAGGGCCGCGAAGGAACATAGGTAGAGGTTCGGGGGGCAGTCGATCAGGGTGACGTCGAAGTCGTCCCGGACCTCGGCCAGGAACTCGCGGATGGACTCCCGCCGCTCGCGTTCGACCGAATGCGGATCGGGCGTGTTGAAGCTGGCGGCGGCCTCGGACCCCGGGACGATGGCGAGCCCGTCCAGGCCGGTCGGGCGGATGAGCCGCGACGGCGAGGGGAGCGACCCATCGAGGATCGCGGCCACGGTCTCCGAGGGGGCGAAGGCGTCCAGGCCCTCGGGGCCCCACCAGCCTTGCGTGAGGCTGGCTTGCGGGTCGGCGTCGACGATCAGGACCCGCCTCCCCGAAGCCGCGAGGGCCCCGGACAGATGGTGGGTGCAGGACGTCTTACCGACCCCGCCTTTCTGGTTCAGCAAAGTCACGACTATCACGTTCGACGCCCTCCGTTCGGCGACCAGTTGAGCCGCTAAACAGCCGGTTCGGGGGCCGGGTCGGCCTCGACGGCCCGACCCGTGTTTAGCGGCTGTACGCGCCGCCCACGTCGGTGATAGATCGGCGCGACGGCTCGGCCGGTTGAGCGATTCGTCGAGAGGAGGACCCGTACTTCCTGCGGACCTCGGCCAGCTGCCTTTGAAGCTCGGCGGGCGTCATCCGGCGGCGGCCCGGCGGCGGCCCCCACGCGGCCCGCCTGGCGTCCTTGAAGACCCCCCCGGCCATCCGCGCGACGGCCCGCCTCGCTTCGTCCTCGGGCACGGGGGCGGCCTTCGCGGGCGAGGGCTTCGGGGCCGGCGTCGGGGGCGGGGCGGGGGGGGCCGTGGCGACGGCCGGGGCGGCCGGCTCGCGTCCCTTGGCGATCATCGCCCGGAGCATCCTCGCGGCCGTCGGCCCGTCGGGGACCTGGCTCTCCGGGTCTTCTCCGAGAGGGGGGAGGATCGGGGCGGTTTGAATCTGAGTCTGTGGGACGCTCTGAATCGTGGAACGGGAATGTTCCACCCCCTGGGTCGGGGATGTTCCACCCCCGGATCGGGGATGTTCCACTGGACGGACGTCGGTGGAGCGGGAATGTTCCACCCCCTCCCAGGTCACGACGATCGCGAGGCGGACGCGGCCCCCGGCGATCATGTCCCGGGCCACCATGTCGGCCGCTTCAAGCTCGGCGAGGAGACGCTTGACGGTCATCGTCGTCCGGCCGATCCGCTCGGCGAGCGCGGCGTTGCTGAGACGGCATCGCCAGCCCCGACGCTTGGCGTCGTCGAGGATCGCGGTGAACAGCGCGACGGCGGACCCGCTGACCTTCCGGGATTCCCGGAGCCCGACGGGCTCGGCCCGGAATTGGAATGGGATTGGGAAAGCGGGCTTGACTTTCTCGGCGCATAGCGCGATCATGGCTTCTACCTCAGAAGCTTTTTCGACCCCGCTGGAGTTGGCCCTCCGGCGGGGTCTTTTCATTTCGAACGTTTGGCCCGAGGTTTGCGCCTGGGGCGACCCATCTTCCCGCGCCCGCTCACTGTTGTCCAGTGTGACGCGCGCGCACACTCACGCGTTCGACCTCCCCTTGATCCGGTCCAGTTCCGCGAGGGCCGGGCCCGCCATCCAGCGAATCGCGGCCGATCGGTTGTCCACGCCCCGGACCTCGGCGATCACGCGGGCGATCACGTCTTCGGTCGGGGCGTCGAGGAACACGTTCCGGCGTGCGACCTGGACGGCTTCCCCGGATGCGTTCTTCGCGGTCTTGGCCACGGCCCCACCCTCCGATTCTTGGTGCGGTTCAGTCGGACGGATCCAGGCTACTCAAAAGGTGTGTAGCAATCAAGGCGCAACAAAAAACCCCGCCGGAAGGGCGGGGCGGGGGAGGGGCCGGGGCGTGGGCGGCTCATGAGAATGCGGCGCGGGCGGCTCGGCACATGAAGTAGGGGGCGGCGAGGGTCACGAGGGCGACGGCGACGATGACGACGGCGGCGGACTCGGGCCAGGCGTCGCCATCGTATCGCCGCTTGGCCCAGTACTCCGGCAGTTCGACTTTGGCTCGCCACGCGACGAAGACGAGAGGCAGGGTCCAGAAGCCGAGTAGGAATGCGAGGATCAGCGGGGTCATTTCCAGGACTCCGGGCGGACGCGCCATCGGACGTTGTGGGCGGTCGAATCGTGGACGCAGAGGGTGACCGGGCCGGACGCCCGCCAGGCGTCGACGGCCGAGGAGGGGAGCACGCCCCCCGGGGTGGCGATCCAGGCTTCGGGCTCGCCGTATTCGGTGACGATCGCGGCCATCGGGTCGCCCGAGGGGATGACGAGGAACGCGGCCTGGGGCAGGGCCTCGACGCCCGTGGCGACGCCCCGGAACCACGCGGCGACGGAACCGTAGATGCGCCGCTGGGACAGCCCCTCGGCGATCTGGGCCCGGTACTTGGACCCGTAGTCGATGCCGTCGACGACGGTCCCGTTCCAGACGGGTTCGTGGTATCGCCGGCCGCCGGGGATCGTCTCGGCCAGCTTCCCACGGCGATAGACGCGGAGCGGGATGCCGCCCCGCCGCTCCCATTGCTTGACGTGGCGCCGGAACGTCGGCGAGTCGGCTCCCTTGACGTCCTCGGCCCACGCCTCGATGCCGCCCTCGGCGTCCAGGGCGATCACCAGGAAGTCGATCCGATACGGCTTGTCGATCCCGGCCTCGCCGACGTCCGCCTTGACCTGCCGGAAGACGGCTTTGACGAGGCCGGCGTCCCGCAGCTGGGCGAGGGCGGCGGCCCGCTGGGCTTCCGCCTTCGAGTCGTACAGGACCCCCGCGAACTCGGTGCGCTTGACGGCGAGGGGCTTGGCGAACGCTCTACCTTTGGCCAACGGTGGTCCTCTCTCGGTGGGTCGCCAGGGCGGCGGCGGCCTGATCGAACAGCCGGGCCGCGTCCTGGAATCTCCGGGCTTCGTCGGAATCGGGGTCGCCGCCTTCGAGGATGAAGGCGGACCCCCGGGCGGTGGACGCGGCCTCCCTCGCCTCGCGGGCGAGCCGGCGGGCGGTGGGGCCGAAGCTGGCGACGGTCACGGGGTCGCCTCCCCGCCGTGGTAGGCGGCGAACGCGGTGAGCTCCCGCAGGGAGTCGCGGCACCGCCTAAACACGCCTTCGTCGCCCCACACCTCGGCCAGCCTGTCGAGTTGGGCGAGCACGGCGACAACCCCCTCGACGACGCACCGTGACTTGCATTTGGGATCGCCTTGGACCTTGCAGACGGGGCACTCGGGACAGGTGCAGTCGTCCGCCGCAACGATGTGGTCGACCTCGCCCTGGGCCCGGATCGCTTCGGCTCGTGCGTTCATGATGGTTCCTGGATGGGTAGATGGGAGCGGTCGACGGCGTTCCACGCGTTGACGGCGTCCTGGATCCCGCCGTAGACGCGCGGCCCGGCGTAGCCGCATTCCGGGTGGATGCCTTGCTTCAAACGGAACGAATCCCGCCTGTGGGTCCGGGGCGGCCGGGAGATCCCGACGCCCTCGGTCCCGCCGCACCTCGGGCAAGGCTTCATGCCGAAGTCGCTCGCGTTGAATGCGGCCGCCTTTCGCCGGAGACCGGCGACGTACGCCAGATGCTCCGGCGACGGCGGCGGGTCGTCTTCCGGGCGTCTCCGCCGGGTCGGCGGCGGCCAGTAGTTGCGCATCATTCGGGCTTCCTTTGGCTGTAGCCGAAGAGGCGTTCGAGGGCCTTCCCGATGCACGCGCCCGCCGTCCCGTCCTCGTGGGCGGCCATCTCGGCCTGCAAGCGCTCGCACTTCCGGTACAGGTCGAGCCGGGCCTGTTCGTCCAACTTCTCGGCGCGGAGGACCCTCATGGTGGATTGCAACTTTGGCGGGTAATTGCCCCAGCCTTCGGCGGGCACGAAGAACGTTCGTTCGTGGTCCTGGACGACGGCCCCATGCCAGTCTTCGTGGAGGATGTGCAGCGAGTGTTTCACGTCGTGCGTGCAGCCCATCGCCGGGCCGGGCGGGGGGCCAGCCGTCGGGAACAACGATGTGTCGGAGCGGGTCGCGAGCAGGCCGACCGCGAACACGCACCAGAGGGAGAACGAAAGCATGGCGAGCGTGAGTCCGGAAACGCGATGCATGTTGAAGTCTCGATGAATGAAGGTTCGTGGTCCTAGTTCCGAGCCGGTCTCTTCCCCGCCCCGTCCAGGAGCGGCGTCCCGCCCTTGGTCCCCTTGCGCTTCGTCGACTTGGCGTAGAGGCGGCGGTGATGCTCCCGGGCCGCGTCGTCCATCTCCCGCCAGTTCAGCGGCCCGGCCGGTCGGCGTAGCAGCCCCTCCACGTCCACGCCCTCTTCGATCAGGTCCCAATCCGTCCAGTCGACCCCCGCCGCGACGGCCTCGGTGGCGCCCCGCCCGTCGTCTCCGGGGACGAGCGTCGAGGCGAGGGCCTTGAGCTGGTCCGTCAGGGTCGACGTCTCGCCGTTCTTCCGGGCGACGACGGCGGACGGGGCGCGTTGAAGTGCGGTCATGTGATATCACCTGTATGCGACGAGCGCGGCTTCCGAGTCGGCCCATTCCTCGTCGCGGCCGTAGGGCGACGAGTCGACGACTTTGAGGCCGACGCCGAGATACCATTTGCCGTTGCTGGTCTTGACCTCGATCCCGCGTTCCTTCATGGCCTGCCCGAACGCCCGCATGGTCATGGGCCGCTCGCCCGCCGCCTCGGCCCACGACTTGTAGGCTTCGAAGAACGCGTTGCATCGGGTGCGGAGTCCCGGCGAGAGGATGGCCCGCTCGTCGAGGAAGAGGCCGACGACGTCCTGCTCGGAGCGATATGCGGCCGTCGCCTGCTTCACGACGGCGGGCTCGTTGAGGCCCACCTCCTGCCAGGCGAGGCAGCCCCGGACGCACCACGCGAGGATGCCGGGGAACTCGGCCCGGAGCTTCTCGGGCATCGACGTGTCGGCCGTCTCGCCCTCGACCTTGACCGCGAACGGGATCAGCCGCAGGCGGCGCCAGACCCCGTTGTCCGTCCCCTTCACGACCGGCTTGTGGTTCGTGGCCATGATGATCGTGTGCGACGGCGAGAACTCCCAGAAGTTCTCCCGCATGCGTCGGGCCCGGATGCGGTCGCCGCCCGTCAGTTCCTTGACCATCGTCTCGTCGAGGCGTCGGCCGGCCTCGGTCTCGATGGCGATGACGAGCCGCTTCCCGTACAGGTCCGCCCGGTCGGTCGGGTGGCTGTCGTGGGTCTTGGCCATCAGCATCGCGGGCGGGGCCTTCATCGCATAGGACGGCCCCAATACGTCCTGGACGGTCCCCAGGATCGTGCTCTTGCCGTTCGACCCGTCCCCGTAGGCGACCGGCATCACGTGGTCGCGGACGAGCCCGACGAGCGCGTATCCGCAGATGCGCTGCCAGTAGGCGATGAGGGCCTTGTCCCCGGCGAAGAACAGGTCGAGGGTCGCTTCCCACTGCGGGCATTTCGCGTCCGGGTCGAACTCGACCTCGCAGAGCTGCGTGAGCAGGTCCGCCCGGTCGTGGGGCCGGAGCTCGCCGGTCCGCAGGTCCACGGTCCCGTTCAGGCAGTTGAGCAGCCAGCCGCATTGGTTCATCTCGCCGGGGAGGATCGGTATCCCCGGCTCGGTGGCGGCCATCGCGGTCATGGCGTCGATGCGGGACTTGCCCTGGGTGTTGACGGCGTGCTCGACGTGCCGCTTGCGCTCGTCGTCGTCGGCGATCGTGGCCGCTTCGACGAGGATGCGGCGGGCGGTGTCCTTGGCCAGCCGATGCACGGCGTTGGTCTCGTCGAGCGCGTAGCGGCGGCCGTCCCAGACGAGCCAGTCGCCCCACGGCTTGCAGTAGCGGACGTCCCGGCCGTGGCGGGCGACGAAGCGCTCGCCGTTGCCCATGTCGGTCCGCATCTTCCGGGCGAGGACGGCGTCGAGGGGTTCGGGCGCGGGCGGCGTCGCGGCGGCGAGCTGGGCGGGCGAGGACGCGACCGGGGCCGGTTCGGTCGGCTCGGGGGCCGGGGCGGGGGAGGGGGCCGACGTCGGCCGGGACGCCTCCAGCAGCCACCCCCGCCGCTGTTCGACTTTGTACGCCTCGGCGACCTTGTGGGCGACCTCGCGGGGCGACCACGGCGGGACGCATCGCGGGTTGTACAGTTCCTCAAACAGCCGGGCCGCGACGTCCTGGGGAAGGTCGAACGCGGGCCCGACCATCGCGGCCCGGAACGCGGTCTTGTGGCCCCCCTCGCCGCTCACGGCGGGGTCGACCTTGGCGAGGTAGAGGGCGGCCCGCTGCTCGACGGTCAGGGGGCCGGTCGGGGCCCCGGGGACGCGCGTCCCGGTGGGCCGCTTCGGGGCCGCTTCGGCCGGCTCGGGGGCCGGGGCGGGCTCCTCCCCCCCGAGGTCCCGCAACAGGGCCTCGGGGACGACCTCCATCGACCCGTAGGCTTCGAGGACGTAGGAGGCGCGATAGGGGCGGCCCGGCGACTCCTCCCCCTTGCGGGCGAGCGTCCCGGGGACCTTGGCGACGCGCGACGCGTTGGCCACGACCGTGTCGACCTTGGCGTCGGGCGTGTCGAATTCGGCGGCCAGGCGGGCGAGGACGCGGGCGACGAGCCCCCCGTCCTCGGCGGGGAGGTCGACGCGGTAGTACAGGTGGTAGCCGTTGCCGCTGTCCACGACGATCGGGGCCGGCCAGCCGCGGGCGGACAGGGCGTCGCGGAGCGATTGGGCGACGATCCAGGCGGACTGTTTCTCGGCGTCGGTCGCGGGGCCGACGGGGCGGATCGGGTCCACGTCGACGTACAGCCAGGCCCGCTTGAGGACGTCGACGTCCTTGGCGGGCGTCAGCAGGTCGTCGCGGACCGGGTTGACGACGAAGTAGACGCCCTCGGCCCTGGGCGAGTATTTGCAGGCGTCCTCGGCCATGCGGCGGAGGCCCTCGCGGGTCGCCGGGTAGTGGTCGACCACGGTCCGGGGGCCGCCGGGGGTGAGGCCGAGCGCGCGAAGCTCCATCATCGGCCCGGCGGCGAACATCCTGAGCCACGCCGCGATGCGGTCGGGCGTCTCGCACTTGGGCCGGGGGGCGGCGGGTCCTTTGGAGGCCCCGGGCCCGTAGATGTCGGATAGGGATGGCACGGATTGGCTCGCGTTGATGGAGTGCGGGGCGGCCGGGTCAGACGGCGGCGGGGGACCCTTCGGCCCGCATCGTCGCCGGGTTGCCGTAGAGGACCGCCTGGAACAGGGCGATCCGGTCGGACTTGTCCAGCAGGTTGAGCCGGCGGGCGACCGACGTGGCGGCGGCGAAGCGGCGGAAGAACTCTCCCTTGCGGGTCACGATCAGGTTCACGACGCGGTCGCCGCATTGCTTGGCGAACGAGGTGAATTCGGAGCCTCCCCGCTGGTCGTCGTCCGTCATGGGCTCCACCTCGGACCCGTTCGCCTCGTCCCACCCGTCGGCGTCGAGATGGCCGCTGAACGCATCGAATGCCGACTCGGGCACGAAAAGTAGCCAATCCTCGTCGGTGTCGGTCGGAGGCGGATCGCAGATGGCGCGGCTCCCGGTGGGCGCCGTGTCCACCACGAGGGCGTCGGCGGCGGGCGGGAGCTTCGGGGCGATCATCGCGGCGGCGGCGGCCATGTGGGTCGAGTCCTCGTCTGGTGCGGTGGGAGGGAGGGCCGGCCGTCGCTCTCGATTCGCCAGTCACGACGACGGGCGGCCCTTGGAGTCGTGTTGTGCTCGCGGTTCCGGCGTTACATCGGTGCGGCCTTTCTGCGGTTCGCGTCGGGGTCGTGATGGGTCAAGGTCGAACGGCCGAGGCGGGGTCCTGATCGTCGCGACGTCGACTGACTCGGGCGTTCCCGTGGGACGCGACGGGCGGCCCCCTGGCGTGCGGCGTGGTCATGGCGTCAGTACCCCGAGGCGTCGTAGCCGAGATCGTCGTCCGATCCGGGCTCGCGGGGCGGCGGGCCGGCGGGCGGGCGGTTGGCCTTGAGCTTCTGCTGCACGAGCTGGCGGGTCCGCTTCTCGTCGACGCGGAGCACGTCGCGGGGGCGGCCGTCCGGGCCCTGGCCGATGGTCGAGACGACGACGACGTCTTCGCCCTGCCAGTCGTTCGGGTTCTCGCCGTAGATGCCCCCGATGGCGAAGGCGTTGGTCTTGTTCAGGCCCCACTGTTTGTCGTGGTTCGAGAACGACAGGACGAGCTGGTCCCGCTCGTCCTTGCCCTGACCGACCTTGCCGGCCTCCCAATCGCTGATCGTCAGCCGGAGCGAGCCGTTGACGTCGGCGGGGGACAGGAACTTCGACGGATACAGGTCATTGAGGATGCTCATTGGTGCGACGTCTCTCCGAGTTCGGTTCGCTTCGTGGCGGTTGATGCGTCAGGTCGGGACAGGTCAGGTCGGGGCGGCGAAGGGGATGACGTCCGGGTCCACCCAGACCGGCTCGGGCGTGGGCTCGGGCGGGAACGCGTCGTGCAGAACGGCGTAGATCGCGTTCCAGACGTCGCGGCGAATCGTCCCCGCCTCGACGTCGACCCCGACCGGACGGTCGCCGGGCCGCGTGTAGACGAGGATGCGGCAGAGCGCGGGGTTGCCGTCGGGGGCGGTCTCGACCTGGAACCCGACGTCCGGCCAGCTGACGGCGATCCCGTCGACGACGAACATGACGTCCTCGGCCAGCCGGGCGGCCAGGGCGGATTGGAAGGCTCGCCGCATGCGGGCGGCGGTGCGGCTCTCGATTCGGGGCACGGTCGGCGTCCTCGTGGCGGTTGGGTCGGGGTCGTCCTCGGGCCGGGGAGGGGCGTCAGGGCTTGGAGGCCACGGCCTTCGCGTGGAGGGCCTCCATCGCGGTCTCGATCTCATCGACGCTCACGCCTCGCGTCCCGGCGGCCAGGCAGAGGGCGAGCGAGGCCAGGGCGACGCCCTCGGCGATCGCGGCGGGCTCGGTAGTCGGGTCTTTGAGGCGGGCGGCGGCGGCGAACGCGGTCATGCAGGCGAAGTCGGCGGCCTTGTCGACCTTGGCCGCGTCGGACGGCGGCGGGGAGCCGGCGTCAGCCTTGCGCTTGCGGGGCTTCTTGGCCTTGGGCTCGGCGGCGGCGGTCTTGGGGGCGGGGCTCATGGCGGCGGCTCTCCGTGGTCTCTCGGGGTGCGTGGGTCGATCGGTGCCGGGGGAGGGCGGGTCAGGACGCGGCCTGATCGGTCGCGATGACGTCGTCGGCGGCGTCGGGCTCGGGGTCGGCCTTGATCGCGATGACGTCGTCGATCAGATGGCGAAGGGCCTGGCGGGCCTTAACCAAGGCGTCCCTGGCGGCGGCGTCCTTGACTGCGTAGGCGGCGGAGGTGATGGCGTAGACGGTTTCGTCGGCGGCGGTGCCGGGGAAGTAGGTAGAGGCGTTGGTGTACCTGACGGCGTACCAGGCGGCGGCGGCGGCGTCGCCTGCGTGGGCGGCGTCGTGGCGGGCGCGAGCGGGGGAGATGGCGTCGTAGGCGGCTTCACAGGCGACGGCCGCGGTGGACTTGTCTACGATCGGTGCCAAAGCCCGCAGTCTCGCGGCCTCTTCGGTCAAGCCGGCCGCCTCCAGCCCGATCGGGGCGAACTCGCGAACCGCCCGGTCGGCGACGAGATAGACCCGCCGCTCCGTCGCCGCGTCGTCGCGGGTCCCGATGACCACGTCGATGAGCGGCGTCAATTCCGCCGTCCGCTCCTCGTCGTCGGCCCACCACGGGCCGTCGTTGAGCCCGATGGCCAGGCGGCGGACGATGGGGCAGGCGCACTCGAGCTCGTCTTCGGCCGGGCCCAGGTCCAGCCCCAGGCTCAAGCGATACTTGGCCCGGGCCGCGCTCATGACGCAGGCCTTGCCGCGACCGTAATTGCCGACCGAATTGCCGATGAGCGTGAGCCCGAGGGCCTTGAAGGCGGCCTCGACGTCGGGCGTCCCGGCGGCGGCGGGGGAGGTCGCGGGGGCGTTCTCGGCGACGACGGCGGCGGGGGGCGTCTGGGCGACGGCGGCGGTGCCGGACGGGGTGATCATGGCGGCTCTCCTCGTGGTCGGGGGTCAGCTGTTCGGTTCGTAGTCGGCGAGGCTGCGGCGTAGGACCTGGGCCGCCTCGTCGAGCCATTCGCGGACGGACGCGGGCGGCGCGTCGAGCCTCGCGGCGACCCCTTCGAGCGGCAGGGGAGGGCCGTCGAACCCGTAGTGGAGCCCGACGGCGGCCTGGTGGCGTTGCGGGAGCGAGGCGACGGCCCGGCGGACCGCGAGATCCGCCCCGACCGACGGGTCGGCTTGGGGCTGGGCGACCGCGTAGGCGGCGGGGCCCAGCGTCAGGGTTTCGGGTCGGCGGCTCACGGTGCGGGGCTCCTGGTGCGGCTTTCGATCGGTGCGGTCCGGGCCTTCTCGGCGGGGCCGTTTCGGCGTTGGCCGTACTGCTGCGACCTGGCAATGAGATCCATCAACGCCGAGTAGGCGGGGTGGTATTCCCGGGTCGCGAGGACGCGGCGATAGCGGCGGGCGTCGTCGCCGCAGAGTCCGAGCGGCATGGCTATGGTTCCCGGGTCGGGGATGAGGGGCCGCCGGTCACCACGGTGTCGGGGCGGGCGTCGGCGTCCGGGGGCGTGGGCTGGGTCGCCAGGTAGGCCGCGACGACGGTCGCCGTGGTGGTGGGCGCATCGAGGCCGACGCCCCGGCCGTCGCGGGCGAGGTCGTAGGCGAGCGCCTTGAGGTCCTGCCCGATGCGACGGCCGACCCGGAAGGCTTCGTAGCAATAATCCTGGAAGGCTCCCGCCCTGCGGTGGATCGGGGCGGCCAGCAACTCCCGGCCGAGGAGTCGGAGATATTCGAGCGGGTCGGGCTGCGACGTCTCGGGCATGAGGATGAACATGATCATGGGTGCGTACCTTCGTCGGGGACGCCCGGGGCGTCCGGCTGGTGGGGTCAGTTCGTCGGGCGGGTCGGCCGTCAGTCGGCGTCCCCGAGGTCGGCGAGCGGGTATTCCGCGTCGTCGTCGGGGTCCCAGGCCCGGGCGAAGGCGGGCAGGTCGTCGGCCTCGTCGTCGAGTTCGTCGTCCTCGAAGGCGTCCGGGTCCAGGCTGCAATCGGGGCAGTGGCCCGAGGCGTCGAGGTCGTGGGCGTGCTCCCAGAAGCTGCACTCGCCGCACTGCACGAGGCCGACGAGCCGCAGGCCCTCGGCCAGTTCGGATTCCGGCCGGGCCTCGCCGGTCAGGGACTCGTAAGTCCCGGCGGCGGTCCGGCAGCCGCCCCGCAAGGCGTCGGCCAGCTGCATGAGACGGGCGTCCGTCAGGGGGGCGGTCATGGGCGTCGGTCCTCTCCGGTGGGTCGCTCTGCGGGTCGTCGGTCAGTTCGCGGACGGCTCGGCGGCCTTCGCCTTGGGCTTGCGGGCGGCCTTCGGCTTGCCCCCCGGCGGGTGGGCCTTGTAGTCGCGGTCCAGGCGGCGTTGGACGACGTCGGACAGGGCCTCGTTGGTCGCCTCGGCCTCGGAGACGATCGCGTTGATGAGGGACCCCGTCAGCTTGTAGCCGCGGACGAAGGTCTCATCGGTGGAGGCGGCGAAGACGGGCCGGCGGCCCCCTCGGCGAGGCGCGGACGTTCCCCGGGGCCGCTTCGGGGCGGCTTGCGTTTCGGTGCTGGACATCGGCTGTGGACCCTTGTGCTAGGTCGGGATCGGGTGGCGATCAGGCGTAGAGTTGGAGGACGGCCCGGGCGGCCTCGCGGGTTCCCTGGATGGCGGCCGGGCCGGGACTCCGGCGGAATGATTGGGCTAGGCGGCTCTCGACTAGTTCGGTGGCGTGCCGCCCGGTGGCTTCGGCCTCCGCTTGGATCAGGTCGGCGATGACCTTCGGCAGCATGTAGAGCCTGGCGATCCTCCCCCCTTCGACGGGAGGCAGAGGCCGCTTCCCGCCCTTGCCTTTGGTGGCTTTCGGCTGACGTCCCTGCGCGGACGAAGAACGGGCCTTCTGCGTCCTCGCAGAAGGATTGGCGGCTCTCGTCATGGATGAAGCCTCGGAGGATGCTAGACTCTGCTGTCGCCGGTCACCCGTTGCGTTCGCTTCAATGACCCTTGCGACACGACCAATGCTATCACAAGTTTGAAAGTTCGAAGCATTGACTTAGTCAATGCATTGCTGAGGCGAGCCGGAAATCTATGGCGTCTCAGCGATTGCGACACAATAAAAACTTCGAAAGTTCGAAACTGTGATTCGTGGCCGAGCCGAAGGTTAGGTGGAATCCACCTGGAGTCCCGTTGATGGCTGTCAAGAGGCACGAAACTCCATGCTCGGTCAAGCTGAGCGACGAACTGGCTGGAAAGCTCAGTGCGATCGCCCATGAAATGAGATGGAAGGTCCCGCAGAAGCGAGCCTTAGAGCGAGGCCCGATGATCGGCCACCTGTGCCGGTGGTTCATCGAGCAGTCGCCCGAAGCCCAGTTGGGGATGATCCAAGAGGGGAAACGGCTGAGAGAAGAGGATGAAGCCCGGTATAGCCAGGCGGAAGCTCCCCGTGAGGATGCGACGAGCCATAGCAAAGCCCAGCCGAAGAAGCCCCGTCGCAAGAAGTGAGTGTAGCGGCAATGCGGAATATGCATTGCGTGACGATTGCGTAAAATGTACCAGCACGCCTCATCCCTCCTCTCCAGCACCTCGATAGGCCAGCCTCGCCATCCCGTCCCACCTTCGTCGCCGGGGCCTCTGCCTGCCCCTCTGGCGAGCGTTCGCCGTCCGCCTGCGTGATCCGTCGGACCGCCCTTCGGCGGCGCGTCCTGGGGCTCCCCATCGGGTCGTCTTCCGGCGTCGATCCGGGCCCGGCGGCGCCGCATGCAACGCGTCAGTCAATACGATGCGTTTGTACAGTAGTCTTGTACACTGCGGGGCGGGGTTGGGCAAGCGATCAACCGAGGGCACGCCTCCCGATTCGAGCGAATCGCACTGTTCGGCACAAACCGGCACTTTCTTCGTTCCACTGTTCCGCGATTCTGGGCCAACTGTTCCAACTCACAAGCCGTGACGCCGCAAGACGTTGCGAGGCGGATCGAGGCGACTTGGAACCTTGGAACAGAATCTGACCATCAACGGCAGCTAACGCGCGTAAGGGCTGATTAATGGCGAGAATAGGGTCCAAGGTTCCGACTGTTCCAACTCGGGGCTTGGAGGGTCGGGACGGAGGCGACTCGGGGCGGGTCGGAACGGGGTAGGGGAGGGGGGTCGAAAATGTTGCGGGGTCGGCCGATCGCGGACCGAAGCGGGACCCGCATGCGCTGCGATGACCGCGCCGGACCCCAAATTCTGCCCCCGAAATCGGCGGCGGCCGGTTTATTCACGTAAACGTGTCAGCATAGTATTCTTTTTCGGAATCTCGATCCCAGGCGCGGGCAACGGCTTGCGTCCGTGGGTCGCCCCGATTCGGGCTCCCGCCGAGGGGGGCGGGGCGAAACGCTGGTATGATGGGGGCCATGACTGTCACGCAGGCGCGAACCCCCGCGATCGACGCCGATACGGCGGCCACCTGGCTCGCCTGCTGGCGCTTCGGCTTCACCATCCCCGAGATCGCCGACGAGTGCGGCGTCTCGGCGGCGACGGTCCACGCCGCGCTCTCGGGGGCGATCGAACGCGAGGGGCCGCCGCCGGTCGTCCGGCCCGGGGAGGACTTCCCCCCGGCCCTGCTGCTCTCGTTCGGGGTCGGCACGACGCCCCTGGCGCTGCTGACCTGCGACGACGTCCACCCCCGGGGCCCGATCCCGGCCGGCTCGACCTTGTGCTGCGCGGTCTGCCACAAGTCGGGCCTCGACGACCACCCCGCCCTCTACCTCGGCCCGGCCGACGTCCCGCCCTCTGAGCCGGAGACGCCCCCGGACGGGGCGTAGGACGGCCGGGTCGGCGCCGGGCCGTCACGCCCGGAGCGACCCTTGATCGTGCGATCCCTCGCCGTCCTCGCGTGCCTCTGCGCCTGGACGGCCCCGACCTCCGCGGACCTCGCCCTGTTCGAAGGCCGCGAGTTCGAAACCAGCGTCCCCGAGTTCCGGGGCGTGAAGGCCAACGCCCCCATCCCGCTCTCGATGCACGTCATGAACGAAGGCGGGTCCAACGGGGCCGGCCTGTGCGTGATCTCGTCGAACGTGCTCGACGGCGTCTATCAGGACGTCCCCGAGCTGCGGGACGGCAAGCGGTCGCTCATGTGGCGGACCGCGAAACAGCGGCCCGGCGGCTACGACTCGCGGAAGTTCGCCGGCCTGGTGCGCGACGTCGACATGCGGACGCCGTATTTCCAGGTCGAGGACGACGTCGAGGCCGTCGCGGCCGTCGTCCGCCACTACACGGAGCAGGGCGTCCCCTGCGCCACCACGTACAACACGGGCCGCCGCTACCTGTGGCAGTGGATCGCCCACATGGTCACGACGATCCACCTCGACGACGAGTGGGCGTGCGTCGTCGACAACAACTTCCCGGACGCCTACTTCTGGATGCCCGCGTCCGAGTGGAAATCCCGCGTGCGATACGGCGGGATCGGCTGGGCCGTCGTCCTGCTGTGGAATCGGGCCCCGGCCGGCGCCGCCGGGCCGCCCCTCGCGGCCGGGGCGGCCCTCGCGGCCTGCTCCATCCTCTCGGCCGGGACGGTCCTCCTCCTCGAAACCTCGAAGGCGGGGCGCCCGGCGTGAAACTTCGAACCCTGGGGGCCTTGATGCTGGGATTGTTCGCGGTCGCGCTGGCGGCCTTCGTCGGGACCGGGGCGGGGGACGTCCTCCATCGCCAGACGCCCGTCAACGGCGGGCTCGTCCCGCTCGTCTGGCGGGACGGGGCGGCGGGCCCGCAGTGGCACGTCGAGGATCAGGATTGGGGCGGCCACCCGCCCCGGGTCGGGCCCCGGACGGCCGAGGACTCGGCCCCGCCCACGGGCTGGTACAAGGTCCGGGCGAACGGGTCCGACGTGCTCGTCATGGGCCGCGTGGACGCGTCCGGCCGCCTCGTGTGGCGCTGGGACGAGCAGAGGGGAGGGCGGGTCGAGGCGCCCGGCGTGGGCTCGACGATCGACGCGACCGACCCCCGGGCGAACGGGGTCCTGATGGAAGGGCTCGTCGGCCGGGGCGTCCAGGCGAGCGACGCGACGGTCAAGGGGGAGGTCGAGTCCGTCCTCGCGGGCGACGCCGAGGCCGACCGCCTCCGATGGCCCGCGATCCAGGGGCCCGGCCTCGACCTCGGGACGATCGCGGCGTACGCGGCCCTGGCGCTCGGGTTCGTCGTCCTCCTGCTGTCGATGGCGGGCTACGTGGTCTATCGAATCATCCGCGGCGCAAGGGGGCCTTGATGGTCGGCTTGAGTACCTGGATTTACGGGGGCCTCGGCCTCCTGGTGGGGTTCGCGGTCCTGATCTTCCTCGGCGTCCTGATCTTCGCCGCGATCGTGAAGCTTCGCGGGGCGTCGGCGGCCCCGATCCTCGGGCCGGCGGCCCCCGACCCGAACTCGGACGCGGCGATGCTGCTGAGCATCGTCGACAAGGGCCGGCTCGCCGGGGCGGCGGCCGCGCTCGACGCCATGAAGGAATTCGAGGCGGCGGCCTTCAAGGGCCGGCTCGCGGACGCCTTCGGCCCAAAAGCGCCCCCGCCCGCCGCGAAGTGAGGCGCAGGGCCCTCGGCCCCTGGTTCTTCCTCCCCGATCCATGACCAATAAGGCAGCCTGCATGTCATACCGCTACGTCTTCGGCCCGCTGATCGACCTCGTCGCCGTCGACCCCGGCCCGGTCGGCAAGGCCGACGTCCTCCCCACCGTCGAGTGGGACCCCGCGACGGGCGTGCTGACCCTCGCGAACCCGGCGGTGGACGCCGAGACGCAGGTCCTGGCCTCCGAGGCGCGGCTCTACGCGATCCCCGAGGGCTCGGAGTACCTGGACGCGCTGTCGGCCGACGAGCTGGTGGCGTCGCCGCTCGCCGTCTCGACGGTCCCCCTCTCGCCGGACCCGGCCGGCTCCCCGCCGGTGGAGGTGCCGCTCCCCGAGCGGGCCCCGGGCGTCCGCCACGTCGGCCGGCTCGTGTACGGCTTCGCGGCCTGATGAACGTCCGCCGCGACGGCCCCCCCTCCCACGTCGGCGTCTACCGGCCGCCCCCTCCCCCCCAGACGCCCGAAGCCCGCGAGCGGGAACTCTTCTACAAGCGGGCGGCCTGGCGAAAGTGCCGGGCCCACAAGCTCCAGCTGGATCCGATGTGCGAGCCCTGCGCGGCCCGGGGCCTCGACACGCCCGCCACCCAGGTCCACCACAAGGTGGACCTGGAGGAGCGGAAAGACCTGGCTTTCGACCTGGCGAACCTGGAATCCATCTGCCAGGAGTGCCATTCGCGGATCACGATGGGTAGGAACCAAGGCCGATGGCGGCGGAATCACGATCGACGGCCCCGGCCCCTCTGACGCTCGACGGCGGGGCGGTCGTCCTGACCAAGCCCTACACGGTCAACCGGGACAAGGTGGCGTCCGCCCTGTGGGACGCCCTCGCGTCGCCCCTGCTGAGCGACAACGTCCTCGCCCCGGTGGACGGGGTCACCCTGACCTGCCTCTGCTCGGCCTATTCGCGGCTCGTGAAGGCCCGGCGGGTCCTCCAGAAGGAGAAGTGGACCGTCGAGGGGGCGACCGGCGGCGTGAAGGCCCACCCCATGCTGGGCGTCGAGCAGGCGGCGTGCGGCGAGCTGGCCCGCTACGCGGACCAACTCGGCCTGAGCCCGACGGCCCGGGCGAGGATCACGCGGCTCGAGGCCGAGTCGCGGGAGAGGTCGATCGACGACGAGATGGACGAATAAGCATGGACTCGACGCTCCGCATCGAGGACTTCGAGCCGGTCCGCACCGAGACCGACCGCGAGGCGATGCGGCGGGGCTACGTGTTCGACCGCAAGCGGGCCAACCGCCCCGTCAAGTTCATCGAATCGTACCTGATCCTGACGGCCGGCCCGTTCGCCGGCAAGCCGTTCCGGCTGCTGGACTGGGAGCGGGAAGTCCTCTGGCAAGTCTTCGGGTGGGTCCACGGCGAGACGGGCGTCCGGCGGTTCCGCGAAGTCCTCATCGTCATCCCGAAGAAGAACGGCAAGACGGGGCTCCTCGCGGCCCTGATCCTCTACCTCCTGCGGATGGACGGCGAGGCCCGGCCCGACATCCGGCTCGTCGCGGTCGACCGGACGCAGGCGTCCATCCTGCACACGGAGGCGGCCGAGCACGTCAAGCACTCGCCCCGGATCGAAGACGAGTTCGAGTGCAAGGAATATTACCTCACGATCGAGTGCGAGAAGACCGGCGGGTACGCGAAGGTGTGCTCGGCCGAGGTCGACAACAAGGACGGCGGCAACCTCTCGGCGGTCATCTTCGACGAGCTGCACCTCTTCACGGGCAAGCGCCGCGACGCCTGGACGGTCTTCAACGGGGCGGGGGCGACGCGGGCCCAGCCGCTCCAGCTGGCCATCTCGACGGCCGGCCACGACCGGACGTCCGTCCTCTTCGAGCAGGTCCAACGGGCCTGGCGCCAGGAGGACGGCGACCCGAAGGCCCGGGACGACGTCCACTTCTACGGCAAGGTCTACGGCCCCCGGGATACGGACGAGGTCGACCCGCACGACGAGTCGAATTGGTACAAGTACAACCCTTCGCTCGGCCACACGATCACCTACGAGTCGTTCAAGGCCGACTACCTGAAGGCCAAGAACTCGCCCGGCGACTTCGAGGACTGGAAGCAGCGACGGCTGAACATCTGGGGCCAGCCGGCCCGGAAGTTCATCGACGTCCTCGCGTGGGACGCCTGCCCCCCGCAACGGACCCCCGAGGAGATCGTCGCCTCGGGCGACCCCTGGTATTCGGGGTGGGACCTGGCGTCGGTCCGGGACCTGACGGCGTGGGTCGACGTCTGCGGGACGCTCAAGGACGGGATCGACGTCTTTTGCAAGGTGTGGCTCCCCCGGCGGACGGCCGAGGAGCGGTCCCGCCGCGACGGCGTCTCCTACATGCGGTGGGCCGAAGAGGGCTGGATCGAACTCGTCGACGAGGACGTCTTGGACGACGCCCGGGTCCTGCGGCACGCCCACGACCGCTTCGCGGCGACGAAGTTCAAGAGCGCGTACGGCGACTTCTACGGGGCCCGGAAGTTCTCGGCCGGCCTCGAAGCGTCGAGCATCCCTTACAAGATCATCCACCAGACGACCGGGGCCCTCGGCGGGGCGACGAAGGAACTCGACCGGCTCGTGGCGGGCCGCCTGCTGAGGCACAAGACGCCCGACGGCCGGCCGAACCCGGTCCTGTCGTGGGCGATCGCCAACGCGGTCACGATCAAGGACGCCTACGGGAACATCCGCATCGACCGGGACCGATCGGCCGACAAGATCGACCCGGCGGCGGCCCTGGTCAACGCGATCGCGGGCCTGATCGACCGCATGGTCGAGGACGCGAAGGCGCCCAAGCCCATCACGAGCGGGCGGATCATCTGGTGACGAACGGGGGGACCGTGGTGCTGAAGAAGAAGCCCCGCCCCGGGCGGTATCGCGAGCGGGCGGCGCCCGCATCCGCGTCGCCCGCCGGCCGGTGGGAGTCGCGGATCATGTCCGCCCGGGCGAACCTGGCGGGCGCCAACGCGAGCGGCGTCGCGATCACGCCGGACAACGCGTTGACCATCTCGGCGTTCTGGGCCTGCGTCCGCGTCCAGGCCGGCGATTACGGCCAGATACCCATAACGCTCGTCCGCCGCACCGACAAGGGCGACGTCCCGGCCCGGGACCATGCGGCCTATTCGCTGTTCACGCGATCGCCGGACGGCCAGTCGACGCCCGCCCAATTCCAAACCGCCATGACGGTCCATCGGCTGCTCTACGGGAACACCTACCTCGAAATCGTCCGCTACGAGGACGGGCGGCTCGCCCTGGTGCTCCTCGACCCCCGGGAGACGTGGCCCGACTACGAGAATGGGCGGCTGGTCTACCGCAACGGCGGCGAGACGCTGCCGGCCGAGAAGGTCGTCCACGTCTCCGGCCCGTCGTTCGACGGCCTGTACGGCTATTCGGGCGTCCGGCTCTGCCGGCAGTCGCTCGGCCTGTCGGCCGTCCTGGAGTCGCACGCGGCGGCCTTCATGCGGGGCGGGGCGAAGTCGAGCGGGGTCCTCCAGACGAGCCCGTCTTACACGCCCGAGGCCCGCAAGGAGCTGCTGGAGGACTGGAAGAAGATGACCGAGGGCGACGAGGCGGCCGGCTCGACGGCCGTCCTCCCCCCGGACGCGAAGTACCAGCAGATCAGCGTCAACCCCGCGCAATCCCAGCTGCTCGAAAGCCGCAAGTTCGCGATCTACGAGGCGTGCCGCATCACCGGGACGCCCCCGAATCGCGTGGCCGAACTGGACGGCTACAACTATTCGACCGTCGAGCACGAGACGTTGGTCTATCTCTCCACGACCATCGGCCCCATCGCCCAGACCGTCGAGCAAATGCTGAATCTCAAGCTCTTGACGGACAAGGAACAGCGGGCCGGCTACGCGTTCAAACATGACTTGAACTCATTCTTGAAGATGGATTCGGCGGCCCGGACGGCCCGTTTCTCGGCCATGTTCGACCGGGGCGTCATCACCGGCAATCGCTGGGCCCTCGCGGAAGGCGAAGAGGCTTACGAGGGCGGCGACAAGCATTACGTCCAGCTGAACATGTCCGACGTGAAGGGGGCTGGGGATGGCGGCTAACACCCTGAGACGCACGATCGAGGCCGGGTATCGGACGCGGTCCGAGGCGGACGGGGGGCCGGTCGTCCTCTCGGGCTACGCGGTCCGCTACGAGGAGCCGACGGTCCTCTACGAGTCCGAGGACTATCGCTTCGTCGAGACGATCAAGCGGGGGGCGTGCCGCAAGGCCGTCGAGGGCGGCCAGGACGTCCGATTCCTGATCGACCACAACCCGACCTTGATCCTGGGACGCACCAAGGCCGGGACGTTGGTCCTGCGAGACGACCCCGAAGGGCTCTACTTCGAAGTCGCGCTCCCCAACACGCAGGCGGCCCGGGACCTGGCGGAAAACCTGCGACTCGGCAACATATCCGAATGCTCATTCGCCTTCCGCCCCCGCCCGGGCGGCGAGGAGTCGCGGTCCCGCACCGAGGGCGGCAGGACGGTCTACGAGACCGACATCAGCGACGTCGACCTGTTCGACGCCTCGGCGGTGACCTATCCCGCCTACCCGACCACGTCCGTCGAGATCAAGTCCCGCTGCCTCGACGTCGAGGCCCGATGCCGGGCGGCCTCGAAGGCCGCATGGCTGGCGGCCCGCTCGGAACGCTTCACCCGGATCGAAACGGCCCGCAAGGCCCGGAAAGGTAACTGAGGTTTTATGGATCTCACCACGCTGAAGGCGGCGCTCGACGAGGCTTACACGCGCTTCACCGACGCCAAGGGCGCCGTTGAGGCGGCCGAGGCCCCGACGGACGACCAGACGAAGGCCCTCGACGACGCGGCCGAGGCCGTCGAGAAGGCCGAAAAGGCCCTCGACGCGGGCGAGCTGCGGGCCGCGAAGGTCGCCGACATCGAGAAGCGGCGGTCCGAGCGGAGCGACCGGCGGTCCAAGCCGATCACGCTCCCGCACCAGGACCCCGCGAACAAGCGGCACCAGTACAACCCGGCGAAGGCCCTTCGCGGGGCCTACCTCGGCACCCTCGACGGCATCGAGGCCGAGGAACACCAGGAGCTGGTGAAGATCCGGGCCGCGTCCGGCCTGACCACTCGCGGCGTCGTCATCCCGCTCGACGCCGAGTTCCTGACGCGGGCGGCGGTCACCACGACGACCGGTGCCGGGGCGATCGCCGAGGTCGTCCGGATGCCGCTCATCGACGCGCTGATGGCCCAAATGGTCCTCCCCCGGCTGGGCGTCTCCGTCCTGCCGGCCGACGGGCCCTTCAAGCTCCCCCGGTCGACGTCTGCGACGTCCTATTTCGTCGGCGAGGACGTCGCCCCGGCCGACGGGTCGCCGGCCCTCGACGCGGTCAGCTTCGCGCTGCACACCGCCGCCGCCAAGGGGCGCGTCACCCGCATGATGATGATCTCGGCCTCGATCGACGCCGAGGCGTGGCTCATGAACTACCTGCTCAAGGCGGTCGCGGCCCGCATCCAGATCGGGGCCTTCACCGGGCCGGGAAGCGGCGGCGCCCCTAAGGGCTTCTTCGCCCTCACCAACGCCAGCGACGGCATCAACGAGGTGAGCCTCGGCACGAACGGGTCGGCGCTCGACCGCAACAAGCTGCTCGCCATGATCGCCCCGGTCGTCGGCAGCAACGCGGCCGGCCCGGCTTCGTTCCTCACCAACTCCAAGGTGACCTCGAAGCTCGAAGCCACCCCGGCCGAGACGGGATATCCCGTCTACCTGTACGATCCCGGTTCCGAGAAGATCGTCGGCCGCCCGGTGGCGACCACGGACCACGTCCCGGGCAACGTGACGACCGGATCGTCGGCCAACACCTCGCACATCGCCTATGGCGTGTGGGGCGAGTCGGCCGTCTCGCTGTTCTCGGGCCTGGACGTCGTCTTCGGCGAGATCGACGACGCGGGCGGCCGCGAGGTCCGGGTCTTCCAGGACATGGATTTCCACGTCCTCCAGCCCAAGGCGTTCACGATCGCCAAGGGCGTCGTCACCGCCTGATCCGGCCGACGTCGGCGGGGCGGGGCTCCCTCGGGGGCCTCGCCCGGTCGTCGAGGAGGGCACCTGATGCTCGCGTTCGTCCTCGGATTCGCGGCGGGCCTGTGCGTCCGCCTGTCATACAGCGGCGGGGGCTCGGCCCCGGAAGCCGGCGTCAGCGGCCCCGAGCCCGCCGGGCGACGGCGGCCCGCCCCGCCGCAACCGCCCCTCGGCCGGGCGTCCCCGGCCCCGCCCCCCTATCGGTGCAGCTGCTGGCGCGACCACGTCCGTCGCGGCTGCTGCTGCGGTTCCTACAGCCGGAGCGGCCCTTGAAGCTCGAAACCCTGACGCCCCCGGCCGTCGAGCCGCTGAGCCTGGAGCAAGGCAAGCGCTGGCTCAACCTCTGGCAGGACCTGACGGATCAGGACGACGACGTTGCGGACCTGATCCAGTCGTGCCGCGAGGTCCTGGAGCGGCGGACGGCCCGGGCGTTTTTGACTCAGACGCTCCGCGAGACGCGCGTGATACCCGCGTCGGGCGTCGTCCGGCTCTTGCGGGCCCCGGTCCAGGCCCTCGAATCGGTCGAGATCGACGGCGAGCCGGTCGAGGACGTCGGGGCCCTGGCGGCCGTCGGAGAGTCCCGCTACTCGCTGGGGAGCCCGGGCCGGACCGCCGTCATCACCTATCGGGCCGGCTACGGCGACGCCCCCGAGGCCGTCCCCGCGACGGCCCGGACCGCCATCCGGGCCCTGCTGGCGTGGGCCTGGGACAACCGCTCGGCGCCGGACGACGTCCCGCCCCACGTCGCCAGCCTCGCGGCCTCCCTCTCCTGGGGCGGGGAGCTTCCCCCCGCATGAAAATCGACCCCGGCGAACTCCGCACGAAGGTCGCGTACGAGGCCAAGGTCGTCGTGGGCCGCGACCTGGACGGCCAGGAGGTCCGCGACTGGTCGACGGTCTGGGAGGGGTTCGCGGCCGTCCGGGCCCTCTCGGCCAAGGAGGTCTATTACGCCGGCGGGAACGCGGCCGAGGGCCTGCACCGGGTCACGATCCGCTGGCGGCCCGACGTCGAGCATTCGGGCCGGTTCCGGCTGCTCGGGACGTCTCCGCCCCAATACCTGTACGTCACCGGCGTCGTGAACGTCGAGCGACGCAACGCCTGGCTCGTGGTCGCCGCGACGAGCAAGCCCCGATGAGGACGTCGCCATGTGGGGAAGCCTGAAGCCCTGGGGCTCCCTCCGCCCCTGGGGCTCCCTGGGCGGGGGCGGCGGCCCCGCCGCCCCCCAGCCCGCCACGCTCCGGCAGGCGGTCTATCGCCTGCTCTCGACGTCCCCGGCCCTCGCCGCGACGGTGGGGGGCCGCATCTGGCCCGGCGCCCTGCCGTTCGCCCCGGAGTATCCGGCGGTGGCCTTCATGGTCGCGTCGTCCTCCGAGGAGCGGAATTATCGCGGCGCCGCCTGGGCGTCGACCCGCGTCCAGGTGAACGCCTGGGCCGAGACGCAGGCGGCGGCCGCCCTGGCGGCCCGGGCCTGCCGGTCGCGGCTGGTCGACTTCTCGGGGTGGGTCGGGGCGGTGTGCATCGAAGACTGCGAACTCGTCAATGAACTCGACCTGCCGGAGCGTCCCGGGGCGGCCCAGGACCCGTGCATGTTCCGGGTCGTCCTGGACCTCCGAATCGTCCATCGCGTCACATGAGGGCCTAACGTGCCTTACGCGCCATACATCAACAACGGGATCACGCTCGGCGTCGATCAGGAGCCGGTCGGCCACGAGGGCACGGAGACGTTCACGGACGTCCCCGGCATCAAGAACATCGTCCCGCCGAACGAGCAGGTGGACGACGTCGAGGTCACCAACTACGCGTCGGACGGGAAGGAATTCCTCCCCGGCATGTACGACGGCGGCGAGGTGACCGTCGAGGTCGAATACGACCCCGCCGACGCCGTCCACGGCTTCCTGCGGGGGCTCCCGGCGGCCCGCACCGTCCACAAGTGGCAGATCACCCTGCCGTCCGGCAAGACGATCACCTGGGCCGGCTACGCCAAGCAATGGAACCCCAACTGCAACCGGCGCGGCGAGGCCGTCACGTCGTCCGTGGTGGTCAAGGTCACCGGCGTCCCCGTCTACGCGACCATCAGCTGAGGCCCGCATGAACCGAGAGAAGTTCTTCGCCGTCGTCGCCCCGCTCCGGACCGAAACCGTCGAGATCCCGGGCCGGGGCGAGGTCACGGTCCGCGAGCTGACCGTCGGCGAGCGGATCGCCTTCGAGGAGGCGGCCGACGGCCGGCCCCCGGCCGAGTTCCTGGCCCGGCTGGTGGCGGCCTCGGCCGTCGCGGACGACGGGTCGCCGCTGTTCACGCCCGACGACGTCCCGGCGATCCTCGGCCTCTCGGCGGCCGTGGTGACGAGGCTGGGCGAGGCGGCCAACCGGGTCAACGCGATGACCGACGAGGCGGTCGCCCACCTGGGAAAAGGCTGAGCGGGAACGCGGCCGAGGCCTGGGCCTGCCGGGTCGCCCTGCGGCTCGGCAAGTTCTTCTACGAAGTGGCGGCGGCCCCGTCCTCGGAGCTTTCCCTCTGGATGGCCTACCACCTCTACGTCGAGCCGCTGCCGGACGCCCACGCGGACGCGGCGATCGTGGCCCACGCGGTCTCCTCGGCGTGGTCCGGCGACGGGCCGAAGTTCGACGACTACCTGATGAAGCCGGCCCGGGCCGTCGAGGTCGAGGAGACGGCCGAGGAGTCGGAGGCCCGCATCCTGCGGGGGTTCGGGGTCCGCGATGGCTAAGACCGTCGTCCTGGGCCTGCCGGAACTCCGGCGGAAGTGCCGGGCCCTTTCCGCCGCCGCGTCGGCGGCCGGCCTGGCGGCGGCCCGCGAGGCGGCCGAGGAGGTCCGGGCGTCGATCCGGTCGACGGTCGCGCAACTCGGGCTGGTCGACACCGGCTTCATGCGGGACCACGTCGAGGCCCGGCCGGCGCCCGACGGGTCCGGCTTCCTCGTCGGGTTCTTCTCCGAGCCGTTCGCCGGGGATTTCTACCCGGCGTTCGTCCACTACGGGACGGCGACCGTCCCGCCCACGTTCTTCATGACGACGGCCTTCGACGCCTGCGCGCCGGCGGCCGTCCGCCACATGGAATTCCTGATCGGCGCCGGCATCGCCTCGGCGGCCGGAAAGGGGTGATCATGCCCGGTCCGTTGTCGCGGATCGTGGTCCGGGTCGGGGCCGACGTGTCGGGGTTCCGGGCCGGCCTCGCCCGGACGACCCGCCTCGCCGACGATTGGGCGGGGTCCATCGGCCCCAAGATCGACAAGGCCTTCGCGGGTCTGGGGTCGTCGTCCGGCCACCTGCAATCCGTCCGCCGCGTCCTCGACGGGATGGGGGCGGCCACGTCGCTCGGCAGGGCGACCCTCGGCGTGGGCGACCTGCACCGGGCGGGCGTCGGCGCCCGCAACACGTTCGACCGGCTGAAGCTCGCCTTCATGGGGGGCGGCGAGGCGGCCGACCGGCTCCGGGCGAAGATCGACCGCACGGCGGCCTCGATCAAGGCGGGCCGCGAGGCGTCCGAGAAGTGGCGTTTCAAGCTGTTCCTCGCCGAGCTGGCCCAGCTGGGGGCCAAGGCGGCCGTCGTCGCGGAGCAGAAGCTCCCCGGCCTCGTCTTCTCGGCGGCCCGGAGCGTCGAGGGCGTCGTCGGCCTCGGGTCGTCCGTCGTCCGCACGTCGACGGCGTTCCGGGACTTCGCCCCCAACGCGGCGAAGGTCGTCCAGCACCTCTGGCGGGCCCGCGACGCGGCCCGGGGGACGGCCGACCGGGCGACGAACCTGGCCGAGGCCTGGTATCACGCCAAGCGGGCCGGCATCCCGCTCCTGACGATGGGGGACGGCCTCCGAGGCCTCGCGGCGGGCGCCTTGAACGTCGCCCGGGGCGTCGTCGGCGTCGGCGTCGCCTTCCTCAAGGTCGGCTGGAACGTCGTGGCCACGGCCGTCTCCGGGCTCGTGAGCGTCTTCACTTCGCTCGCCTCGACGCTCGTTTCTGTCGGCTCGGGGCTCGCCCTCGTGGGCGGCCTGGCGGCGGCCGGCGTGGCGACGTTCCTGGTCAAGGCGGCCTCGCACGCCGCGCACCTGAACGAGACGTTCAATAAAACCCGCGACCAGTTCGGCCAGTACGCGGGCGGCGTCCTGAAGGCGTCCGCCGCCATGTCGCGGGCCTACGGCACCCAGCAGAGGGAGTTCCTGGACGGGGCGTCGTCGCTCGGGGCGCTCCTCCAGGGCGTCGGCTACGCGGAGCGGGACGCGGCGAAGCTCGCGGCCAACTTCTCGAAGCTGGCGGCCGACCTGTCCGCCCGCCGCGACCTCCCCTTCGCGACGAGCCTCCAGAAGATCATGTCCGGCCTGTCGGGGGAGGCCGAGCCGCTGAAGTCGCTCGGCATCCTGATCGACGAGGACACGGTCAAGCTCTACGCCTACCAGAAGGGCATCGCCAAGGTCGGGAAGGAGCTCTCGCAGACGCAGAAGGTGCAGGCCCGGATGGCCCTGATCGTCCAGGGGCTCACCAAGGACATGGGGGCGTTGTCCCGCGAGTCCGACGGGCCGGCGGCCCGGATCGCCGAGTTCTGGGGCCGCCTGGACGCGCTCACGGTCGCGATCGGGACGTCGGTCGCCCCCGCGTTCGGCGAGCTGCTGGGCGGGATCAACGTCGGGCTCCACGCGCTCAAGACCGCCTGGGAGGCCAATTCCGAGGCCGTCTTCGGCTGGTTCGGGGTGACCTCGGAGGCGGCGGGCAAGGCCGGGTGGGGCGTCCAGGCGGTGACGGCCGGCGTCGTCGTGCTCGCCAAGGCCTGGGCCTTCGTCGGCGGGGCCGTCGAGGCCGCGATGGCGAAGGTCTACCGCTTCGCGGCCGGGAGCCTCGACGCCCTCTCGGGCCTCTACAACGTCATCGGCGAGGGGATGAACAAGGTCGGCCTCTCCGGCGACAAGCTGATCGGGCCCATCCTCGTCAACGCGGCCAAGGCGAAGGGGTTCCGCCGCGAGGCCAAGGAATGGGAGCGGTCGGCGTCCGAGTGGGTGGGGACCGGCGAACGGCTCGCGGACCTGATCCGCGAGGCGATGGTGAAGGGCCTGGAAGACGTCGGCAAGGCGGCCAAGGAGGCGATGGGGGCCCTCGACTTCGCGGCCAACCCCAAGAACGTCGGGGCCCCCTACAAGGCCGAGCGGAAGCAAGGGGGCTTCTCCGGGGCCTACACGTTGGGCTCGAAGGAGGCGGCGTCCGTCGAGGCCAACCACGCGTTCGGCCTGCTCCGGAACGAGCAGGCGGCGGCGGCGAAGCGGACGGCCGTCAACACGGCGGAACTCGTGCAGGTGGGCCGCGAGACCTTGCAGGCGATCCGGTCCAACCTCGGCCCGGGGGTCCCGTTCATCAACGTCATGACCATGTGAGCGGAGCGCCATGGGCCTCAAGAGCATCGCGCCGAAGAAAGACGGGGCGATCGAGCACGTCGCCGACCTGTCCGGCCGGTCCTACGTCGTCGAGTGCGTCGCCGTGGTCGACGGGCCCGGCGACGGGCCGGCGGCCATCCGGGACTATCTCGCGGCGGCGGGGTTCCTCGCCGGGTCGCCCTACCGCTACCCGTTCGACGCCCCCACCGAGACCGACTTCGGGTCCTACCTCCAGCGCGTCCGCATCCGCCGCGACGACCCGAGCGGCCTGCGGTTCGCGGTGACGCTGGAATACGGCTCGCGGGACGTCTCGACGGACGGGCCCGCGCAGGGGCCCGGGCTCGCCAATTGGATCATGGCGCCCTGGATGGCCCGGCCCGACGTCCGATGGGGCACCACGGAGCGGGAGTTGGCCTGCATGCGGGACCGGGACGGCGCACCGATCCTGAACGCGGCCGGCCAGCCGTTCGACCCACCGTTGACGATCCCCGAATCGGTCCTGACGGCCACCGTGGTCCGCGTCGAGCAGAGCTTCGACCCCGCGACGGCGATCGGCTACAAGGACCGCCTCAACGACGCCGAGTGGTACGGCTGGCCCGCCGAGTCGGTCCGCTGCATGAGCATCGAATCCGAGCCGTTCACGGACGGGGATTGGGGGCTCCTGCACCGGACGACGTACGTGTTCGGCTTCCGGCCGCCGGTCGTCGCGGGCTCGGACAAGGTCTTCCCCGGCTGGGCCGTGGCGGTCCTCAACGCCGGCAAGATGCAGCTGGTCGGCACGAAGCTCGTGAAGATCTACGACCAGGACATGCAGCCGGTCACCGAGCCGGTCCCGCTCCGGGCCGACGGGACGTGGGACGTCGCATCGGCCCCCGTCTACCTGTCGTTCAACCTCTACAAGACGGCCGACTTCGAGGCCTTCAACTTCCCCCCCAACCTCTTCGGGTGACGCATGGGACCGAATCGGGCCGTGGCCTTCGACGAACGGACGGGCCGCAAGGTGATCGACGCGACGCGGCTGACGCTGGGCACGCCGGCGGCGTCCCGGGGCCGGCCGGTCAAGGGGGACACCGCCGCGTGCCCCTTCGCATGGGGCCGGGTGACGGTCGCGGTGACGGCCGGCTCGTCCTCGTCGCCCTGGACCGCCCCGGGGGCCGGCAAGGTCCAGGTCTATCGGGCCGGGGCGTCCGCCGGGGCCCCCGTCGACGTGAAGAACATGTACCCGGGCGCGTCGATTCCCGTCAACGCCGTCGTCCTGCTCGTGTGGGTCGACGCGGCCTGGTGGGTCGCCCTCGCCCCCTGCCCGTGACATCATCGCATGCAAACGCGCTTCGCCGTCAATCGCTGCTGCTGCGGGCCGACCGGCACGCCCTTCACATTCCTGGTGCGCGGCTGTTCGAACGAGCCCGTCCCCGGGGCCCTCGTCGAGGTCTATTCGAACTCGTCGATGACGACCCTCCTCGGGTCGGCGATCGCCAATTCGAGCGGGATCGCGGTCGTCTATCTCGCGTCCGGCGGCTCGCGATACGTCCGGGTCCCGGCCCCGCACGCCCGGTTCGCGACGTACGGGGCGACGGTCTCGGTCTCGTCGTCGCTGACGAACGTCGTCCAGCTGGCGGCGGCGACGGGGTACACCTGCTGCTACGGCAACGTCTGTCCGCCCGGGTCCCGATCCCCCATCCCCCGGGGGCCGATCCGGGCGACGACGTCGGGCGGCCAATCCTGGGACTTCGTCGGATGCTCGTCGGTCGCGTGCGTCCTCTCCGATCCGATCCCGGTCGGCCCGGCCGCGCTGGTGGAGAAGACCGTCTCCAACGGGAGCGGCGGGACGTGCTCCTATCTGGACTTCCCGGAGATCACGACGGGCCGGCGGCTGTGCCGGATCTTCGTCTCCTACAACTCGAACACGAACGTCTGGTCCGTCGCCCATGCGGCGTTCGACAAGCGGGGCCACAACCGCATCGACCCGATGACGTACCAGAGTTGCACGGGGCCGGTCGTCGGCACGCCTGAGGTCTGGGCCCGCAATTGGGTCGACACCGAGGACTGCACGACGACGCTCGCCCCCCACGTCGCGGCCGTGACCGTCGTCAGTTGCAACCCGTTCGTGCTCACGGCGACCTGGCCGCTGTCGACCTGGGAGAGCCGCTACCCCTGGGGGTCGACGCCCCCGGCGACGACCCAAAACCTGTTCGCGTCGCTGACGCTGATGGAGCTGTGATGGGCCGCTGCGAGCACTGCCCGGTGACGGACGGGCCGTGCCGGGCCCAGGTCGATCCGTCCTACGGCGTCCTTTGCGACCTGGCGTCCGGGGGCGAGCCGTCCCAGGTCGCGGCCGTTCGGGCGGCATCCCTTCCCGGCCCGCTCGCCCCGGCCCCGCCCCCGCCGCCCCGGCCGTCGCCGATCTTCGGGGCCGAGGTCCGCCGCGCCCTCTGGCTGGGGCGGCTGGACTGCTGGTACGCCGGCCCCCCCGATTGCGGCTGCGACGGCTCCCACAAGTGCCATCACCTCGGCCGGGACGCCAGGCTCGACGACTGCGCCTCGTGCCTCGGCCCCCGCGGATGACATCCAGAAGGACACAGCACCAAATGCCGTACATATGTCCGGATCTCGCCGAGTCGGTCGCGACGGCCCCGATGGAGGCCGGGGGCGGAGAAATCTACATCCGGCCGGGCGACGCGGCCAAGTTCGGGAGCCCGGGGCCGGACGCCAAGCTCCGGCTTTCGGTCTGGGACTCGGCCGGGGCGACGCGCCGGGGCGTCTTGATCGTGGTCGGCCGGTCGTCCAACGTGCTGACCGTCGATGGACCCGACGTCGGGTCCGAGCCGTTCGGCGTCGAGGCGGGGGACGTGGTCGCGTGCGTCCCGGTGGGCCGCGACGTCGAGGAGCTGTGGGCCCGCGCGATGACTCCGGGCCCGCAAGGGGAGCCCGGCCCGAAGGGCGACGCGGGCGACGTCGGGCCTCAGGGGGAGCAAGGCCCCAAAGGCGACGCCGGCGAGCAAGGCCCCCAGGGCGAGCCGGGCCCGACCGGGCCGAAGGGCGACAAGGGCGACCCGGGCAACCAAGGCCCCCAGGGCTTGCAGGGCTTGCAGGGCATCCAGGGCGTCCAGGGCCCCAAAGGCGACACCGGCGACGTGGGCCCGCAAGGCGAGCCGGGGCCCAAAGGGGACCCCGGGGACGACGGGCCGCAAGGCCCCGCGGGTGACGCGGGCCCCAAGGGCGATCAAGGCGATCCCGGCGTCGGCGTGCCGACCGGGGGGACGACCGGCCAGGTCCTGACCAAGACGAGCGGGGCCGATTACGCGGCCTCGTGGCAGGACCCGGCGGGCGGAGGCGGCGGCGGCGGGGCGATGACGTTCCAACTCGCCCGGCTGGCGGACCTCGCCGCAGGGACCAACCTAACCCGTTCGGGGCGGATCGCCGGGGCGGCCGGGGCGATCTCCAAGGTCAAGATCCAGGCGTCCACCAACGGCGGTTCCGGCGGCTTCACGCTCCGCATCAACCGCAACGGCGCGTCGATCTTCGCGGCGAATCCGGCCGTGGCCGCGTCGACCACGACGGTCCAGACCTTCGTCCCGACGACCACGTCGGTCGCCGAGAACGACGTCTATACCGTCGATTGCACGGCCGCCGGGACCGGCGTCCAAGACGTGCTCGTCGTCCTCTACCTGTCATAAGCGAGGCATCGGACATGGCGGCCGTACTGCACGGGCTGGACACGGTGTCCAAAGGGGACTGGCGTGGGAGCTGCGGGGGCCTCGCCCGGGTCGTCGCGGGGCAGGCGTCGTGGGGCCTCATGCCGGCCGGCTACGCGATCGACCTCACCGGCACCTATCGGGCCACCGCCAACGTCGGCGGCGGGTCGGCCGAGCGCGTCATCGCCCCCAACGGCGGCTCGTCGTCGGTCTCGGCCTTCGCCAACGATCGCGACGGCGACACCGACATCGGGGTCGCGATCACGGTCCCGGACCTGGCGGCCTACGTCTGCTCGGTCTATTGCGTGGACGTCACCTACAACGAGACGTCAACCATCCAAATCCTGGACGGCGGGTCGGTCGTCGCGACGTACACGCGCAATCGGTACGTGACGAATCCGTTCTGGCTCAGGGTCGCGTTCCGGGGCGGGCTCGCGCTCAACCTGCCGAAGACCTCCCCCCAGCGCAACTGGTTCAACTGCGTGTTCCTCGACCGCTACGATTCCGGCTCGCTCGAAGGCGGGCGGTTCTTCCATTCGTTGTGAGTGGGATGCTTACATGGCCATCATCAAATCGAGCTACACCGACGGGTCGGGCGTCGCCTATGCGGCCTCCTACTGGCGCGCCACGGTCATCGTGATCTCGGCCGTCGCCCAGGCGATCCGCCTCGACTTCGCGGGCTGGCGGGACGCGGACGCCTTCGCCGGCGGACTGCGGCCGATCGCCGGCGCGACGCGGTCCTACGAGGTGTCGGGCGACGACTTCCTCGCGATCGCGGGATCGGCGCCGGCCGGGTCCACCCTGTACGACGCGATCGCCGTCGTCGCCGAGGCCCACGCGCTGTCGGCCGACGAGTTCTTCGCGGACGGGGTCCAGG